CGACGAAAAAGTTCCATTCGTCAAAGAAATAGCCGATGCCTGTATGAAAGCAGCAACAGATCGTGGTTACATTAAGACCCTGTTAGGACGTCGTAGACACTTTAATTTGTGGGAACCGTTCGATGCATACAAGAGAAACAGGGACTTTAAGAATGGAGTTCCAGGTGCGCGTCAATGCGTTCCATTGCCTGAGGCGCAGGCACGAGAGTTGTATCCAGGAGTTCAGTTGCGGCGATCAAATACGCATAAGGCATTAAATGCGTTGATTCAGGGATCATCAGCTGATATGACGAAGGCTGCGCTGATTAAGATTCGTCGTGAGGGGAATGTGATTCCATACATGCAGGTACACGATGAAATCGATTTTGCTGCGCGCGATGAGGCACACGCGCATCAATGCCAACACCTTGCTGAAACGTGTGTGGATATGACAGTGCCGATTAGAGCGGATCTATCGCTCGGAAAGACGTGGAGATGAATGCTCACCCAGATACATGGCCAATAGTTCCAATAGCTGAAGATGAGTTTAATCAGTTACGTGAACAACAGTACCCAAGAGTTCTACACGAACAAATCAAACGTAAACACGGTAGTGGTTGGTTACGTGGAACGTTAATCAGACAGGGAGTAAACACATCTGGAAATCGTGTTGATCATATTCTATGGGAGCATATTTGGATCTATAAACGATGAAAACTGAAGCGCAATTCAAAGCACAATTTTGCTCGTTACTTCGAAAGACTTGTGACGTTGCGACAATTGAATCAACGACTGGGCGTGGTATTCCAGATGTGAATATCTGTTACCAAGGTGTTGAAGTCTGGACTGAACTTAAGATCTTTCAGGGTGGCAGAGTACTGTTACGTCCTGAGCAATACGCTTGGGGAGTTCGTCGAACCATTGAACATCGTGGCAGGGTATTTGTTGTAGCTCTACATCCCAATGATCGATTGCACATATTTCCGTTTACAGGACTATTTGTCACACCTCATGGCAAATATGTCTCGATAACGGGACTGCATAGTAGCTGTGAATTAAATGAGGATCAGATTAAAACAATCCTGTTTACATAAGTCATTACGCACACTATACTTATACAGAATTTAGAGCATGAAAACAGTGTTCATCATTGAAGACGTTAAGGGAAAGAACTTCTTACCTGCAAAGGAATTTGGGGATCTTCGCGTTATTCTCACTGGCAAGGAAGATGTGGATCAGGCGATGGATAAGATTCGCCACACGCTAGTGAATATGACAGCGGACGATTACTTACTGCTTGTTGGTTCCCCAATTCACATCGCTTTGGCGAGTCATTACGTATTAAAGGCGTTTGGCAGAGCCAATTTCCTGGTATGGTGCCGGGATTACTATCGGTATAACTGTGAAGAAATAAGAATATGAACGTATCAGATCAACAACTACAGGAGATTTCAGATCTCGCCACGCAGCAGGTCAAGGTGGAAGCAGAGATTGCTGAACTCGAAACCATCTTGGAAGCTAAGAAAAACCGGCTTAATCAACTATCTGGCACGTTGATTCCAGAGGCGATGATGGCAGTCGGCATGGAGAGTTTCAAACTGGCTGATGGTACGATGGTTAAGGTTGACAAGTTTTACGCAGGTCGAATCGATGACAGTCACGCAGCTGATGCATTTGCTTGGCTACGTAAGACGGGCAATGACTCACTGATCAAGCGTGAAGTGAAACTCATGTTTGGTAGAGGTGAAGACCAACAAGCGCAAGCAGCAATTGCAGCTCTGAAGTTAAAAGGATTCGAACCTGTTGACAAGCAGTCAGTTCACCCCATGACACTCAAGTCGTTCATTCGTGAACAATACGAAAGCGGCACAGATTTTCCGGCAGAACTATTCGGTGCGTATGTCGGAAACAAAACTAAGATAGCACCAGCGAAAAAGACGGTCGCTACTTCTCCGTCTCAGGACCCACTGTAAGAAAGAACCATTATGGCTAAAGAAACAAAAATGCCTGTCACTCCAACCTCTGCTAGTCAAGCAGTCGGAGCGGCATATGACTGGTCTCAAGCTAGTGTAACTGGCTTTGAGAATGTGCAACAATCAGATCTGGGGATTCCATTCCTCACGATCATTCAGAAAGGAAGTCCTCAGGTGGATGAGGCGCATCCTGAATACGTCACCAAGAAGATTGAAGGTGCAAAGGTTGGTGACATCATCGACGCTGGTAAGAACATTGTGGTATGGAGTCGCAGTTCTGCCGCTCCACTTCAGTTCATTCCATGCGCGTTCGAAAAACAATATGTTGAGTGGAAGCCACTGAACAAGGGCGGCGGCTTGGTTAAGATGCACGCCAGCGCGAATATCCTCAATGAGTGTGTTCGTAGTGAATCCACCGGTAAGGATACTCTGAAGAACGGTAATGAGATCGTAACCACAGCGTACTTCTATGGATTGGTTCTCTCCAATGGTGAATACACGCCAGCCATCATTGGTTTGTCGTCTACACAACTGAAGAAATCCAAAGCGTGGTTGAACATGGCTAGCGCATTGCGCATCCAAGGTCCGAAAGGTTCCTTCAATCCACCTCTGTATTCGCACGCTTATGCAATCACAACCGCTCCAGAATCCAATGAAAAGGGTAACTGGTATGGTTGGGTCATTCGCGTTCATGGCCTGATTCAAGATAAGGCTGTGGCACAACTCGCCACCGAGACTGCCACTGAGAAATCCCAATCACGCGCGGCGCTGCCTCCTCCTTCCGACACCGCGTTCTGATCCTCAGCCAAAGCGACACCTGCTTCTAAGTGGTGCTGACAGCCGGAGAGAACGGCAAGTCTCAAACTCCAACGGAAGGAGAATAGATGCATCCCATTGTTCAGGGAATGATGGATTTGTTTGATGGGTTCCGGCATGCGTATGGAACGTATTCTGGACACATGGTTTCTCAAGACGGCGGTCCGAAGTTAAAAGGTAAGGCTCTATCGATACCTAAAGATGTAACGCAGATTCAGTGGGAAGAACATCTCGCTGGCAATGTTGGTCTGGGAATCATTCCAATTGATCAGAACAGCGAAGTTAAATTTGCTGCGATTGACATCGATAGTTATGGTGAGAGCACACCGTGGGACGTCAATAAGCGATTGCAGGAATTGAAGTTACCACTCATCTGTTGCAGAACAAAATCTGGTGGTGTTCACGTATACTTGTTTATGCGTGAGTTCACTGATGCAGCGGTGGTACAGGGACGTATGAGGGAATTTGCGGCATTACTTGGTTGGGGTAATGCTGAGATCTTCCCCAAGCAGACGCGAATAGTTCCTGAGCGTGGTGACATCGGCCAGTGGATTAACGTTCCATACTTCAATGCGGCTGATACGAATCGCTTTGCCTTAGATAAGGAAGGAGCGAAGATGACGTGTAAGGACTTCATCGATTATGCGATGACGATACGTCAGTCCAAGGAAGAGCTGATCGGGATATCACTTAAGGAAGAAGAGAGGTTGGTAGACGGTCCTCCATGCTTAAACCATTTGACATCCATTGGCTTCCCAGAGGGTACTAGGAATGTCGGGTTATTTAACCTTGGTGTATATGCTAGGAAAATGTATCCCGACTCGTGGGAAAAATACGTGGAGGAATACAATGCAAAGTATCTAGATCCTCCACTGCCAACAAATGAAGTTCTTGGCGTAATGAAGTCTCTTCGTAAGAAGGATTTCTTTTATCAGTGTAAGCAAGCGCCGTTATGTAACTTCTGCAACATGCCAAAATGCAGGAAGCAGAAGCATGGTATTGGAGTAGGTGGAACTGGATTACCAAAATTCGGCACACTGACTAAGCTACTGAGCGACCCTGTCATATGGTTTCTTGAAGTTGAAAACGGTGGCAGGTTGGAGTTGTCTACTGAGGATCTACAGAATCAACGAAGATTTCAAAATCGTTGTATGGAGTCACTGAACGTGATGCCAACAATGATTAAGCAGGAAGAGTGGCAGGAGATCATTCAGGGATTGTTGGAGAACGTGACAGTTGTTGAGATGCCAGTAGGTCTCACGCCAAGCGGTATGCTGTTACAACACCTTGAAGACTTCTGCACGAGTAGAGCGCAAGCTAACACGAAGGAAGAGATACTTAACGGTAAGCCGTTTCTTGATGGTGAAGTTCACTTGTTTAGAATGCAGGATTTCCTCGCGTATCTTGAACGTCGCAAGTTCCGTGAATTGGATTTACCACAGATTGGCTTATGGTTCCGTGAGTGGAAGGCAGATAAACGATTCTTAAACCTGAAAGGAAAAGGCGTAAATGTAACAGTGTTTCCAAAATTCAAAATCAAGCAGCTTGAGAAATTCGATAACCCAATCACTGATACACCGCCACCATTCGTATGAAAATTAACATCGTAGCTTTTATGCAGAACCCGTGGTTCCCTCCTGGAACGCAGCGTGAAGTCATAGATCGGTATAAGACTGATCAGGAATTTCATCGCCGTTTGTTGCGTGAAACAATGTCTGGATATAGACTGCACCAAGCGTTTGGCGATCTGTTTGATCGCATTCACTGGGATAACGTGGCACCTGAAGCTGTTGATCACCCCAAGAAGCGTTCACCCGTTAATGTGAAACATGTTGATAACGTGATTCTTACGGTCAAGCCGAATCTCATTCTTACATTTGGAGAAGTTGCTAGAGAAGCAATAGCTGACAGCATTGCCGCGATTAGAATTAAGACGATGTATTGCCATCATCCAAATGCGCGATATAAGTTTCAAGCGGATCTTGATTACTTTGGTCAGCAGGTCTGGGATTACGTTCTGCTGATGGAACGTAAAGATGAGTTCACAATTGCTGACGAGGAATAATATGCGAGGATTTCATCATTGCCGAAGTTGTAACCACGTAATTCACAATCGATATAAGGCGTGTCCATATTGTGGATTTACACCAGCGGAGACAGTAACCGTACCTCCAATAAAGAACGAGTTTGAGATTGGGAAACTAATACACGAGGTGAATAAGTTGAAGTTGCGAATGTTAGAAGTCGAAGGAGAAATTCTAGAAAAAGAATTGGCGATCAGTAAAGCCATAGCTGAGATAATGAAACCAAGTAATAATCATGAATCCTGAAACACACATCATATTTGGTCCACCTGGGACAGGCAAAACAACCAAGCTCCTGTCTATCGTGGATGAATACCTGCAACAGGGACTATCACCCGCTGACATTTGTTACGTTGGTTTCACTCGACGTGCGGCGAATGAAGCGAAAGAGCGTGCGATTGAGAAGTTCAAATTTGCTGAAGATCAATTCCCGTGGTTCAGGACACTACACTCATTGTCATTCGGGATGTTGATGCTCAACAAAGATAACGTCATTGGTGTTGGTGATCGTATCGCAATAGCGAAACACCTTGGAATGAGCATCACGATTGGTGCGTTTAATGAAGACGAGGGAATGTTCGTTGGACAAACCAAGGGCGATCGTATCGTGTTTGCTGAAGCCATGGCGCGTTCACGGATGATGACGCTACAGGATTACTTCAACACAATTCCAGATGAGGATCTTTACTACTATGAGTTACTCCAATACCGTGAAGCATATGAAACGTATAAGAAGGTTCATGGCAAGATGGACTTCACTGACATTATTACGGAGTATTCTGGAAGTGAGAAATATCCAGTGCCACCAGCTAAGGCGCTCATTGTTGACGAAGCACAAGATCTATCTCCGTTACAATGGAGACTCATCAACAAACTATCAGATGGAATCGGCACAACCTTTATTGCAGGAGACGACGACCAAGCCATCTTTAGATGGGCGGGAGCAGACGTTGACAAGCTCATCGACTTGTCCGGTTCGCGCCTTATCCTTACACAGTCTTATCGAGTCCCTAAGAAAGTGCAAGAAATTGCAGATACAGTTGCACAACGAATTTCTGTCCGGGTTGAGAAGCACTGGAAGGCGCGCGAAGCGGAAGGACAAGTAGACTTCGTAAACAATCTCGATGAGGTTGATATGTCAAAGGGAGATTGGTTGCTACTAGCACGTAACAGTTTCCTGCTTGATGACTACATCGGACATTGCCTTAGTCATGGATACATCTTCGATTCTAAGAAGTGTGAACTTCTCGGTAAGGACACTCCTGAAGCTATTCATGCCTGGAATCAACTATCGTCTGGCCGTCCGATTCTCGGATACCAACTCAAGAAGATGGTAAGTCTCATGGCTGCACGAACTGGTATTGCTCATGGGTATAAGGGAAAGATCGATGATCTACGTGATCACGACATGTTCGACATATCGACTCTACAGAAACAACATGGTCTGCTACGCAAGATAACAGATACTTGGGATGTTGCATTAGACAGGATCCCAGATGCTGAGCGGGAATACTACTTGGCAGCGCTACGTAGAGGTGAAGTCTTGGGCGAACGTCCACGTATTCGCATATCGACAATTCACGGAGCAAAGGGTGCCGAAGCAACAAATGTCGTTGTTATGACTGACATGGCACAACGTACGTTTCGTGAAATGGAAGCAGCAGAAGACGATGAGCACCGTGTATGGTATGTCGCTATTACGCGTGCTCGTGAACGATTAGTGATAGTTCAACCACAAACGGAAAGGTATTACCAGATATGAAGAAGGAAGATTACATATTTATAGGCATACTGTTCTTAGTGGGAGCTTGCCTATTATTTACAGCTTTAAGCAATTTACTAAAAACCCTGGTCATGTTAAAAATCATCAAGTTATGAGACTCATCGAAGCACATGTTAAGTTCAGAATCCTCACTGAGGAAGAAACAAAGCAAGCATATGAGAATCCACCAGCAGGGCAACAGGTAATGCGCGGTGGAGTAATACTCGAAGGTGAAGTCTGGGGAACAGCGGAAGAGTTTAAGGATCCAAAATTCGTTGAGCGAGCTCAGCATATCATTCGGCAACAGATCGTAAAAACCATCAAACAAGCAATGAAATAACGTTATGATACTTACAAGAAATGTAGTAGTGGATGGACAAACTCTCTTCAGTGGAGAACGCATACCGGCCATTCTAACAACGTCAGAAGCTTGGCAAATCAATGCCAACGTTCAAGAGCCAATGAATTGGTTATCGGAACACCAAACCAACCTTAGACTTGAAAAAGAGTTGATACAAGAGCACATCCTATCGCAACAGAAGTCATCCCCTAATACATCGGGTGATATTAAGCCATAATAACACATGTCTAAAATTACCCCGATTATTATATGAGAGAAGAATACATGAAACAGTATCGTGCGAGAAATAAAGAAAAGATTACTCGCTTAAAACGAGAATACATGCAAACGCACCCCGAAGCTAGAATGAAGCGTGTTGCAAGAAATAAAGTTAGATCTATGATTCGTAATGGTAAATGGACAAGACAACCATGTAGTAGGTGTCAAAATCCTAAAGGTGAAGCCCATCACAAGGATTATTCTAAACCACTAGACGTTATTTGGTTGTGTCGATCATGCCACACCTATGTTGAAAGGGAGGCAGCATGATAACAACTCCAGTTCATTTCAAGTTTTACACTAAACCATATGAACATCAACGTATCATATTCGAACAATCAAAGAATCTCACATATTATGCTGGGTTCTGGGAAATGGGTGTTGGCAAGTCAAAGCTCATTATCGACACAATCGCTCATCTATACTGGGCAAAGGAAATCGATGGGGTTATATTGGTGGGCGATAAGGGAAACTACCTTAACTGGTATGGGGAAATATCCACCCATCTGCACCCTGAAATTGAGCGACGTGTGGCACATTATTCGTCGTCGCCTACACGACGAGAACTCCAACAAGTTGAGTCCCTGTTAATCCCGAAGAATGACGTATTGGACTTCCTCCTGTTGAATGTGGAGGCATTCTCAGGTCAGAACGCCTCAGTTCTATGTCAACGATTCTTCAATGGACACTACGTCCTGATGTGTGTCGATGAAGCAACCAGCATCAAGAATCCCAAAGCGATCCGTACTAAGAACGTGATTGCAACTGGGCGTCGAGCGGATTATCGTCGCATATTGACTGGAACACCAGTGGTACAGGGACCATTAGACTTATTTGCCATGTGTGAATTCCTTAAGCATGAGGCGCTGGGATTCCCAACATACACGTCGTTTAAGTGCCACTACGCAATACAGCAACGTATTAACCTCGGTCCCAATCGTCCATCGTTTGATAAGATTATTGGGTATCGGAACCTAGATGATCTCACAGCGTCCCTGGAACCATTTAGCAGTCGTGTCACCAAGGATGAGTGTCTCGATCTTCCTGATAAGATCTATCAAACATATAATGTTGAACTCACCGAACAACAGAAGGCTGCGTACAACTTGCTCAAGCAGACAGCAGTGCTTCAGCTGCAACAGGGTCTATTAACTAGCGCGTCTGTTCTTACAACCATTAACAAGTTGCAACAGATCGTTTGCGGGCACGTGAAACTGGATAATGGCACTGAGGTAGATATACCCAGTAATAGACTCGATGACCTAGAGACAATCCTTGCAACGATAGGTGATGAACATAAGGTGATCATTTGGTGCGCATTTCAGCGTGACGTGGAACTAGTTGTTGCACGTATCCGTGAGTGGAAGAAGGCAAAACACGTAGTAGTAGACTATTATGGAAAAACCCCAGAATCTGTTCGGTTATCAAACCTGGAAGCATTTAAGCAAGAGCCCTGCTGCCAGTATTTCGTTGGAACAGCTGCGACAGGTGGCAAAGGAATTACGCTCACTTGCGCCAGTTACGTCATCTACTATTCCAACTCCTACTCACTGGAAGATAGACTTCAGTCCGAAGATCGTGCACACCGAATTGGACAAACCAAGAACGTCACTTACATTGACCTCGTTACAGTGGGGACTACTGATGAAAAAGTTCTAGATGCGTTGAAACGAAAAGAGGACCTCGCGCACGAGGTCCTCGATAAGGCGAGGGAATTGTTTAGTTGATACGCAATTCGTTCTGAACAGCACTATTCACCAGTGCTCCATTACCGTCTGACTGTGCACGCGCAGCAATTGACTTCTTGACGTCTTTTGCTGCGTCTCCAGCTGCTTCAACACCCTGAATAATAGTTGTTGCAACATCTTCCCATTGGTTCGCTGACTTCTTGTTTTTGCTGGCAGCTATACTTCGTGCTACTGCGAGACCAATGCCAGCTCCAGCACTAACAATCCAACCCCATGGTTGCGGAACAGCGCCACCAACAGTGCCAATTGTAGTGAGTGTGCTCTCAACGCGTGGATCGAGCTTTTGCTCAACCTTAATGGAACCATCTGGTTGTGTGACTGATACTGGAACAGTGCAACCGATTAGTAACGTGGCAACTATCAACAGTCCGAGTATTTTGTTTCGCATATGTTTTTCCTTTCTTTTGTGCAGTCGTGGTTTAACGACATCTTTCCAAACCTTATTTACCATGTAAATGGCTGTACAAGTACCAGCTATTGTTGCCATGACTACATTCCAACGCTCCAATGTTATGGTAGCGAGTAATCCCGCTCCACCTTTCCCGATCGTTGCCCATTCTTTCATAGATGCGGTCATGTCTCCTTCTGGTTAGTTTGTTCTAGTGATGAAAGCTGTTGGATCAGATCTATCGCTGATCTTTGTTACAGTGAAAGCACAGTTTTGAAACTCATACCTTGGAACAATCAGAATGTTTGTTCCAGCGTTGTTTGTGTAGACTTTCCACTTGTCAGTTAGGTTTGTCCTATATGACCAGGTGAACACATATCCCGAAACAACATACAGCTTTGATTCGGGATATACTGCTGTAATGGTAACCGTCTTTGTGGGAGGTGTAGCTGGTGTCAACGCTATTTTTGTTACGATGCCACCAGCTACAGCCAAGGATGCTACGATTATTTTTGTAGCAGTATTCACGTTACGCAGAAGTTACAGCTTTCCAAGCCGTTGCTGTGCCATCGTAAAAGTTAAGTTTCTTGGTGGTGGTGTTATAGATAGTTAGGCCATCATATAAACACTCAATGGCATCACGTTGTGCAGTAGTGTAACGACCACCAAATCCATTGCTAAAAATAACAGCTGCGTCATTTGCACCATTTCCGCACCGGGTCAAATCAACATTTGTTCCATCAGCATACACAAGTTTATTTGCATCACCACTGATTGACAAGTCAATAACCCCAGATTCGTTTTGATACATACATCCAGAAAAATGGACGATGTGTGTCATAGAATTAGGTGAATCGTGATTCAGGATATTTCCTGAGGATGCACCAGTCACACGGAAATAGCAACCAACAAACTTTTGAAAGCCACCAACATAATCGCCAATGGCAATTGTGTTTCCACGAGTAGTTGAACCTGTAATGGTGTTTGGTCCCATTACCCTAACATGACAACCAATGTAGTATATTTTATGGGCAACAGCTCCAGATGGTCCAAATATGGCGATTGCATCCCACATCGTTGTTGCTTGACAATTTACAAATCTACCAGAGAAGGCATTTGCATTGCGAAAATACACGCAATCTGTTTCTCCAAGCATTTCAACATTTTCAACTAAAAAATTTGTAACAGCAGCCTTTGCTGTAGCGCCACGGCGAACGCCAACACAAGCTTGAAATCTTCCACCAACTGCTTCCCAAACTGTTCCAGTGATATTTAACCCAGCTGAGCCACGATAATAGCAATCAATTGTAAGATTAGACAACGTGCTATCTTGTCCCAATTCAATACACACGCCACCATCAATGTTTTCGATGAAAGTTTCGTAAAACATCAAAGTTGTCGCACCAACACCAGCACCATTAAGCTTAACACCCGCTGGTAAAGCTACAACTGACATAACCTTATACGTCCCAGGTCCAACCTGAATTACGTCTCCAGATGTTGCGGCAGCAGCTGCAGCAGCAATCGTTGGCATTGGCGTCATTACGCCATTACGCATAATGCCAATAAACTGTCCAACGCTCAGACCATCAGCGTTGATTTGGATTCCACCATCGAGTCGACGAATTGTTGAGCTTAACATATTAGTTTCCTGTTACTTCAGAGGGCCGCATGAAGAAGCCCTGTTTGTTGTTTCGTTCTACTGCACTTTCCATCCGGCGTAACGATCCTGGACTCATCATCTCCTGCATTTGCCACAATGCAATATAGTCTAGGACGGGTCGGATGTAAAACAAATTGATTAAGGGCGCATTATCGGTAAGTAATTTTCCCGTTGATTTAAGCACTGATTCGCCACGCATAAGCCCTGTCTTAATGTCCATGACCTGATCCATCTGACCTACGATCGGACCTGCCATGCTACTAAGAAAGCCCCTGTAGTTACTCTCATATTCGGAGAGCAGAACATCACCAAGAATTCCAAGCGATCCACCACGAATTGCCGCATCATTAATGTTGCGCCAGACTAGATTTCCTTCATCGTCGACCAGGGGCTTAGGTGTTCTGCCCTTGAGCGCGTCTCGTATTGCACCAGACGTGTAGCCGATTGCCATCGACATTCCGATCATCATGGCGAGATTGAACTTGCCCATGTGATCGTGCATGAGCCAATCCTTCATCGATGTTGCTCCACGGCCGTAGATCTCACGACCAAGGATTTTGCGCATGATTGTGATTGGAAATGACTTGAACAGCATGATCGCACGTACTGCTTCACCAAGCGGTGTTCCAGCCTTGGTGTCAAACGTGGAATACTTGCGTTCTGCGGATCCTGGAGTTGGAATTGCATGATCGACACGATCGGCAATATATGTACGAAGAGCTGTTTCAATCGCATCACGTTCACGTTGAATGTTTACTGGAGACGGTGTAAGACCACGCTCTTCAACGAGCTTGGCTAATTCAGCATCGGATGAATTAATTTGGTCTGGTAGTAATAATTTTGCGCCCTCGTGGTCAACGCTATGCATTCTAATGGCATCCCAGCGTGACGGGGTAATATCATACAATGATAAGACATTGCTTAATTCACCCGGTAATTCACTGAATTTGAGGTGGGAATGCTCTCCGAGATGCGCTGCCATCAACTGTGCCGCAGCACCCTTAGACGCATCGGTCCACAGGTTCAATCCATTCAGATTGAAGAAATGCTTTTGTAGTTCGTGCGCCCAACCAGACGTGGTGGAATGATTACTGTAACGTGATAACGCATTGCCCATCAGTCCGTCCATTGCCACACCCATTAAACGAAGCATCTGCTTGTTCTCTGCGGATTTAGGAAGTAGCGATGTGATCTGAGCTCCTAAAACCTGTAAGTGACTCATTCCCTGATGAGCCATTTCCGCTTGAAGAAATGCACGGTCAGACAGGGACGATAGGACAACGGAACCCATCTTCGCCATCTGAGCAATCACCTTTGCTGTTCCAACCACGTTACTTAGGGTTGGGTTAGCAGACATTTCATTACGGCCAGTTATTTCATTGAATGCTGCTTCGATGCGCCAATCTTTCAGTGAATCTACGTGCTTTGCAGCATCGTCCGCTGTGCGTGACTCTTCTTGTAATTCGCGAACAAGTTGCTTCAGTGTAGCATCTGGACTCGGTCCAAGATTCTCCATCAACGCAATGCTACGCGTACGAACATGTAAGTCGTGTAGGATCTGTTCCTTAAAGTCCTTGATTCCAAAAGCCTGATTGTACTTCAACGCCGCATCAGCATCTCGGAAATGTAAGACGCGGGATTGGGATACTTTGTTGGCAAGTGAACCAATCACGGTAGTTCCAAATACATTAGCTTCATCACGTTCAGGACCATGGATTCCAGAGTAAAGTCCCTCGTGAATGTTACGCAGCACCTTCTCTGGGTCAGCACCCTGAAATGTTTTCTCTGCATCGATCAATGGAGCGACGAATTCTTTCCAAGCAAGGTATGACGCGTTCTTTGATTGTGCGTTGTTTCCGACACCACCAATTGCACGAATCGCCGCCTGATCATGCGTCTGGCGCATGATATATCCAGGCATGCGACGAATGAACGCACCAGCACGATTTTGCCGTGCCACCAGTTCTGCCATGGTTCCATCGATGATTTGCGCAATAGTGAACGCAGTCTTGTTTCCTGTGATAGATTTCGAAGGTTGCCCAGGTGCTTGCTCACCCATCTCGCGATAGATGTCGCGAAGCATATTCTCGTCTGGGTGCTTAAATTCGGAAAGCACTCCAGCCTTATCCATCTCAGCAACCATGCGCCCAAAATACTTTCCATGCAGCGCCTTAGATTGATAATCAACGGATAAGCGAGCTCCCTTGATTAAGCGTGAGGAACCTTGTAAGAAAGCTAAAACACCCTCACCAGCGCTACGTCCAGCTTGAACGAAGCGAGTAACATAGTTCTTGACATCTTGCTTCTTTTGAATCGTGAGAAGAGCATTGCGCTCGTGCACAAGATTCATTGTCTTCTCTTCAGCAAGAATCTCACCTTGGATTTCACGAAGAGCTTGATCAACTGGTTTACCAGTTTTTGCAGCACGAATTTCAGCAAGATTCTTTACACGCTGTAAGAGTTCCTCAGCTTGTTGCTGAGTGACACCAGTCGCGGTGACGTTTGGATTACATGGACTTGGCATTAGATTACTTTCTTTGTTATGCAGTCTACTGCGGCACGAATAGCGTCATCCTCAGACTTGAATCCACTGTTATCTGGCTTTACTCCAGCATCTTCAAGTTTCAAATCTTGCTTCAGACCATTGATCTCGAATTCGAGATCAGCATCTTGACTGCCATCATGCTCTGCGGCAGGAGTTGACTTTTGAATCTCCTCAGGCTTCATTGTTCGACCTTCGGCGATTTGACGATCAATCTCAGCTTGCTTCATTGCATCAAAGCGACCTTGCTTCGTTTGCTCATGCTTTTGGCGTTCTGCTTCGATGAAGTTCTCGATAGACTTCTGACGCTCACGCTCAACAAGTTCCTGAATCTCAGGACGAGACATCAGATATTGGTCACGGCGCTTTGAACGCTCCTCCATGATTTTCTTGAGAGCGTCAGTCTTCGAGAGATGTGGATTCTCCTCAATAAGCTGATTGTAGCGATCAAACTCAGCAGTACCAAGTTGCTCAGGATTGGCTGTATGAATCTGCTCAGACATCAACTTGTCGTTTTCAAACATCAGGTGATTGTAACCAATGTCTGGGAGACCAACAAGTTGTCCAGCTTCTTCTCGTGAAACGAAGCGCCCTTTATCGGTGACGAAACCTTCAGCATCTGGGTTGTAATCTCCCCGAGTATTTTTTGGTTCACCGTACCAAATAGCATCATGTGATTTTCCTGTTTTGATTTCACCACCAATGAGCATCGCTGGACTCTCAACCTTCTCACCATATTTCTCGCGAACTGCCTTCGCGACATCATCCATGTTGAGATTATTGTAAGCAGCAGATCGTGCAGCATCAGCATCAAACTTCAACTTCTCAAGAATCGCTCCCTCGTCAACGCTGACATACTGGTGGACCTTAATTTGTTCATCACGGAGCATCTGATTAAGAGCTTCCTTCGCCATTTGCTCTTTCGTGCCACGTCCAAGTTTTGCCATTGCCGCACCAAGACCATGCATCGCAGCAGAGAATGCGCCACCGGCGAAAATGTTGAACGCTGCTTGCTTGGGCCCGTAATCGGCACCGTCTTGTGCAGAAGCAATGACGTTAGGAACTTCAAACAGGGACTGGCCGACCATTCCGTTAATGACTGCTTCAGTTAATCGAGGCGCAGCGGGAAAGGTCTCACGTAGAGTCTCGCGCGTAATCAAGCGTCGCGCCATGAGTCTCCCAACACCAGTGGACGCTTTAGCCGCTGCAGCCTCTTCTCCGACGAACGGAACAAACATTAAACCTAGATCAAGTGGATTCGACACTGACCCAAGCACGCTTGCTGCCATTCCTGGGAGAAATCTACCAGCCGATGAACCTTGGTTCAAGAAGAACTCACGATCCATCTCATCACGCTTACGTTGATTCATTAAGCGTGCTACTGATTCACGAACTGGTTCAGCGAATTTTAGATTACCGACTCCCCATTTCTCGTTCGCTGTCTTAGCGTCAAGAATTGGAGAAGTAAGATCATCGTCAGCCGCATTAAACTCACTGATGCGACTAAGTGAGTTCAACACAGTGTCGTGCTGACCAGCGTTATATGACTCATCCAAATAACGACTCAGTGGCACCTGAACATGGTTCACCGATCCTGACGTATTCGGATCAATTTCTGGAAAAGCAAAGCTCATCGTTGCACCCTCTTTATGTAACTAGGTTCAACCGGCCAATTTGTTACAGTGGTTGTTTCAACTTTTGTGTAACCGCGGTATGCTCTAAATTCAGGTCGATCCGGAGCAAATGGAACTTCCTTAGTTTCAGTGGTGAAGATTGGATTAACAGTGATTGGAACAAACTCATCGTGAGCAAGTTGCACTTTATCGAAAGCAATCTGTCTTGTTGGAAAATGTTGCACAAACGTTGGAACATCGTTTATGTCAACCTGAATGGCTCTGTTCTTAGAATCGCGAACTTCGAATGGAGTTCCAGTGTCATTGCGCAAATAGAATGTAGCTGATTTACCGTCAGCACTTGGTTTGAAAAATCCACGATCTAACATTATTTGACGCAATTGCTCAATTCTCGTGTTTTCATTTCCAATTGATCGAAGTATTGGAAAATGATCGCGACCAAATGAATCAACAGTGCTAATCTCGCGTGGGTCAAGAACTTTTGGCAACTCACCTAAACGACGGCCTAGGTTAGCGGCTTCGCTATCACTGAGTTTTGGTTGTCCATGACGATCACGTTCCAATAACACTGGCTGGCCATTAACAGACGTCATCGCCATTTCACTGTAAAGCCACGTATCTACAGATTTCTTAATGGCGAGTTCTGGGGAAATCTTCTGGGTTTGTGCTTGAACCAAAGCGTAACTCATGATGCCACTCCGCATTCCACCAAGCATTCCCTCCATTTGGTTGTTGTCAGATGGAAAGGTCTGTGCGAATTGCTTCCATGGAACGTAACCGTCCAAGGCTTTGTCGAAATCAGACATCTTATCGGCAGTCAATTCCTTTGCCTCTTTCGCGTGCTGCAAGGCGCCAACCAAGTCAGCAACCGCTGGGTTCTTCCAGTTCTTATAGACTAGCCAGTAATCTCCCTTGATTCCCTGACCTTCCTGGAGTTGGACTAGATTATTAAATGCGATGGCTTCCTTACCTGGATGTTTCTTCAACTCACCAATGATTGTATTCAACGCTTCTTGTGGAGAAGATTGGTTGATTGCTTCGACTGATGCTTTTGCTTCAGCGTCGGACATCACTTTGAGTTGGGCACGATTAACGACGTTATACTGACGTCGCATTGTTGGGGTAGCATCAGGTCCCGGTGTTGACTGGAAGCGAAGAAGCAACTCATCACGTTCTGCACGTTTCTGAGTAACTGAATCAGCATTTGCTCCGGACTGCAACAGGGACTTAATGTGGTCATCGATTCCCTTGATCGCTGGGTTATTTGCGATCATGTAGCCAGCAGGATCGCGATTGAACCAACGAACATTATCATTGACCCGCTGTTCAACAAAACGTAGCACATCGTAATCACGAGATGCTGTCTTCTCGTCCTTACCTGCATTTGCTCGAAGATCTTCTACGAACTTGACTTGTTCTGGACCGCTCCATGACGAGATGTCAGTCACATGTTGATTGGCTAAATTATAGGTGTCAATCTGTGCATTCACCTTGTCACGCAATATAATCGCCTTGTCATCGGGCAAATATAATTGTATATCCTTTAAGTCAAATTTTGCCGGTTGCCTACCGAGTTTAGCAGCATCTACACGGTTTTCGACCATTGTGTTGAGAGTTGACATGTCAACGGCTTTAATGGACTCCTCCGCCGTCTTAATTTGATTCTCGATAGCGTGAATACGACGACCATCAAGAATGCCAGTACCTTGGGCTAGAATCTTGCGCGCTGTGCTAGGAGAATAATTCATCGTAGCATATGCGCTATCCTCAATGAGTTGTCCCTTGAGTTCCTTCGCCTTATTAGGAGCGATAGTGCCAAGTGATTGATCAATGGAAGCAAAGCGATCTGCCATATTCGACATCAATTCTTTGTTGGCGTCGATGTTTGGCGTCGTACGATCAACCTCATATCCACTTACGATGCTACCATTAAGAGCTTCATGAGACAGCAGCATGTTGTCAAGCTTAGTCTTGGACGCTGTAACTGAGGCTGCTTCTAAACGTGAATCCCTATAACGTTGAAATTGTTCACGAAACTTGACACGGGTTTCATTGTTAGGAGCTTTTGCCTCCCAATCCTTAAGCGACTTATCTGCAAGCGCTTTGAAGTCATCAGCGAATGTTTCCTTGGAGTTATTCTCGTTGTCTGCCATCCAAGGACCGTAGAACTGACGAAGTTCAGACATGGCGTCGTTCGTCCACTTGTCTGATTCCAAACTCTTATGAACAGCGGAAATGCGAGCAGCCACGTCAGCGCCTTGCGCCAACACTCCACCAAGTCGTTGTGTTGCCTCACCCATGCTGCCACCAAAAGATGATGCAGAGGCTTCAGGCATACCTGCAGTACGCCCAAGCAGTGAGTCACGTGTTTGAATTGTTTGAATTGGTGGCATATCAGAAACTTGGATTTGATTTTTTGTATGCTGATGTTGCGTTTACTGCTCCACCAAGTAATGACGTAGCAACTCCCATTTTACCAGCATTTGCTGCACTACGAGCTTCCATCTCATTTAGGCGTGAACGTGCAATGTTTGCATTCGCACTAGAGCGACCAGTATACAGCGCGATCAACGCGTCCATCTCTCCCTGGGCGGCAGAATCTGCTCGAACATCTGTGGCTGTTGCCGAATCTGGATCAATGCCAGAAGCAGACCATTGAGTTCGTTGAGCAGCGATCACGCGCTTATTCTTTTCACGAATCTGATCTGCGTCAAATGCGCCCTGCTGAGCAGCAGCCTCAGCGTTTTGCTTGTTTGCTTGCGCACTATAGTTTGCCGCTTTTTCTTGTGCATCAGCTGTTTGTTTTGCTCCAACAGCAGAAGCAGCAGCAGCAATAACGGCTAGAACTAGAACTACCCACTCCATATTATTCGTTGGTGTTTAACTTGTGCATCACAGCAGTTATGTTTAATGGATACGGCTCGTCCTGCACAATCTGGAATCGAGCTCCATCATCAAAGGCGTTATCAACAGAAAAGGTAATATCACCAGAAACATGAGTGATTGGATTCACTCCATCATTCGTGTCATTAAGAACCACGAAAGCTGGTGTAATGCTAGTATAGTCAGCTGAAGTTGGATCTACACTTGCCGATAGATTCTCAGTTTCATTCGTGACCTGCGTTCCAGCGGCAGTCTTGAAGTACCACGAGCTAACAACACGAGCACATGATTCAGTAATACGCTTCTTCTTACCTTGAGAACTACCGGCTTGCGAACCACCTTCAGGATCCAACAAACCAACGATTTGGGTTTTACGTAAACCAACAACGATTGAATTTACTGTCAGAGTGTGTCCTGAGTACGTGGTAGAAATAACCCCAGAACCACTAGCTGTTTTATCACCAATGTATACGCCATCTACCATCACTCCAACAGTTGCTGCAGCTAAGTGAGCAGCAGTTACAGATGCTGTAGCGGCTGATGAATACGTGAACAACTTATGGCAGTTTACATAAACACTATTAGCAGCTAGTAGGCCAGTGATTGATTCAACATACCTAACTGTGGAACCATTTATGGTGCGCTTAACAACAAGATACACGACGTCTTCGTTTGCTGGTGTAGTGGCACAGCACACAGATTCTACTATTCCACCAATGTCCTGCATTGACCAAGCAACAACCTCGTGCTCTTTCTCGTAGGTAACAGTCGCGACGTTTCCATCACCTAGAACAATCCAAATGATGTTGTATGGGCTTCGTTGGATGCTCCAATCTACTACTCCTCCATGCTCACGAAGGATGTGTTCACTGAGAATCGAGATGTCTGTGCACTGAAAAGCATCAATTGAGAAATCATACTTCAACTCACGAAGCTTTAATCCAGACCTATCAATGAACAGGGTCTGAGCTCCAACACGACTGGCATCCAAATCAGCTGAGCCATACGATGTTTGAACTGTAGCAGATATGTTCGTTGGAGTAATGGTTTGTTGGATGCTAGATGGCTTGATTTGCCACTCAGCTCCCTCAGTTCCACACAGTAAAACTGGTCCTGAATCCATCCACCTAGCCTTATTCACTTGCCTAGAAATCAGCGTGATTGAGATAGAGTTATCATCAGCCACAGCCGAAGTAGCTGGATCAGAAGGTTCAAAGGTGTAGTAATCTCCGGACTTAGTCATCCAATGAGCTGATGGTTCAGCTGTGTTACCTCCCCAAACCAATCGATTTTGGTGAAATGCCACAGTAGATGGATAACCCTGCACTGATCCCCAAGCCTCAATTTTCCACGTATCCGTCTTGCCATCATTGTAAAGCTTATATGCCGCTCCAGTATCAAGTGGAACCTCATCTTCCAAAGCAACTGTAACCACAGTGGATGATGTGTAGGCTGTAATCAATCCAATAACCCAGCTTGCTCCATACTTAAGACGAATCCAACGACCAACATCAGTTGAAGCAAAATAAGCAGTAGAAGCCGTTAACGTGGCAGTAATTGATCTACCTGTAACAGTGACTTCCTTTGATGGATCTTCAAGGTTCACCACGTACGATGGGACCTCAGTCATGTTCGATGAATCAACAAAACCGTACATGATTGGCCATGACGTGGCACCAGTAAGAGCTGGATTAGGACGAAGCATCTTATACGCATCGTTGCTCCCAAACACTCCAGAATTGGAGGCAGTAACATTCGAAAAAGCTGCGGCACTTACTGTGATCTTTGTAATTGGATCTGGATACTTGATAGCAGAGACAACATCGACAGTGGCAACAGTTCCAGAGGTAATCGACTTAAGTTGAGCTACCTTCCAAACATTATCCTCACGGAACTCTACGTGTGTAGTAGAGCACTTGATTGCAGTTCCGCCACTTGTCCACGCTGACGTTGGTGATTTACGACAACCATACAGGAAAAACACCGTAGTGCTAGAAACATCAACAATCCACGCCCCATTAGCTTCAGGAACCCCACCAACATTTTGAAGCAATACCTTATCACCAGTTACAAAACCATGGGCGGCTGACGTAGTGATCTTAACCCACTGATAAGATGCAGTAGATTGAACTCCAACAGCAGACACATTTGCTGCACTCCCTGTTGTTGAAAAGATGCTGGCTACTGACGTAGCTGTAGCTAGGTCCTGAACGTTTGATAACTGCATTGTAACATCTGGAGTTACAGCAGCATATGGTCCATCCTGATTGTCGTACGTTGCCAGTGTCCAAGAAGTTGGACTATTACGCGTTAACGTACGTGGATAGTAATCTTCGTGAGCAATAAATAGAACGTCTGCTGATTGCGCAAACCGCAAACCAGCAATGTCATCGTGACTGTACGGTGTAACAATCTCAACTGGTGAACCAACCAACGCGCCAGATTGCCAAACACGGATTACCTGATGCCCGAATTCCAAAACATATGAATCATTCTGGGAGAATGTGAATGGTCGCAGCAGAGTCTTCTTTGTGGAATCCTTAACTACTCCAAGATACTTTGTTCCTGGGGTGGTGCGTAATCCACCTTGTGGAAGACAGATCACACTCTGAAGTTTCCGCGCTCCATTAAAGTATTTGGAAACATCAACACGACCATACATGTTTGGTGATAACTCACCAGACGTGAAGTTCGTTTGGATTGTATTTGCCCGTGCCATATTACGTCTTCGGATCTCTCACGTAACCTTGGTTGGTGCTCCAACGTGCACGTAACCATTCGTCTGCGTCCAGCACATCGGAAGGATCTTCCACGGAATCCACAAACCTGGCTTGCTGCATGGCTTCCTTCAAATCACGCATCGTCATCTGCTTCACTGTCTCAGACCCGGTGATCTTATATCCAATTTCATTGGCGAGATGAGAAGAAAGCAACTGATCAAAGAGCGGGTCAAACAGGGTCGTATCGGTTACATTCTTGATGTATTTCGTACGAATGGTGTTGAAGTTCGTGAGGATGTATTGTCCCTCGATGCGAAATTCAGTCTTCGTGAGCACGTTGTCTGCATCATCTGAAACAGTCCAAATGCGCAATGAGTCACTGGGAATAGCGAACATGAACTTATATTCGTATGGTGGAGCTAAAGCTACAACACCACCTGAAACATAAGTGTTCGAAAAAGTTGAATCATCAAGAGTGAAACTGGTTGAGTTGATCACAGTCACGTAGGCTGTTTGATTCGCTTCAACAGTTCCAACCACGCCCTCAATAGTTACGTAATTCCCAGTCGTGAGTCCATGAGCAGAAGATGTCGTTACCTTGATTAACCCGCTGCCGTTATCAACAATTGCTGAAATCGATTTGCCTGTGATACGAACACGCACAGTGGCAAAATTCCATGGGTGCATTCGCAAAACGGCCTTACGACAAATGTCGTAGTTATCATTGCAAGCACGTCCCTCCTTGGAGGTATCAGATAAAGAAGTAATGCGCCTAGTTCCAATATTGGAAAGCGCATTATTACAGAGTTCTACAGCGTTCGTTGCCATAACAAGCTAGAAACCCTCCTCGAGTATTGCTCTCGAGGAGGGAACCACCCACCGCTTAATCAACCACGTACAGAACGTGGCCGGTCACAACTTCCGTTGAAACCGTACCAGTGCCGGTAGTCAACGTCAGATAGACCTCCTTCGCAGTCTCATACAGGTAACCCAGAGCCTGTGTGAGGGCGAAACCAACCGCAGTCGCACCTTGAGCAGCCGCGGCCTTCAACAGCGCAGTGCCATCGGAGACTGGCGTACCAACCGTAACGGCAGTGCCGTCCGTCTTGATGCCAGGTCCACCAGTGACTGCGTCGTCAATGTAACCGGAACCATCCTTACCAGCCAATCCCACAGCCAGCGTAGCGCTGTTAGCGAGAGTGCCAGATGCGATGATCGACCCACTGATGATGCGTGCCCCTTTCGGGATGATAACCACGGCGAAACTCGTGCCTGAAACTTGACTCGCGAGAGTCAACTTAAAGCTCGAGCAACGAACGCGGCCGTAATGACGGTTAGCCGATACTGGACCATAGGTCTGGGGAGCACCCGGAGCCGTTTGGCCAAGTTGATCGGAATAACCACTAATAGTTGTTGCTGCCATATTGCTTGTGTCCTTTCGTTAAATGATGGCCGAGATTGCGGTCTCAACAGACGAAGTGTCTGTGCCGTTATTCACAGCTTTCGCATACTGCAAAAGTCCGCGAAGTTGAGCCTCAGTCGCCACGTTCATTACAACACTGATGTTATCAGGGCTGCGAGCAAATTCCTGGTTGACCTGTGCCTTCGTTGTCACCTCTTTCGGGATGACACCAGCAGTCTTAACGGTCCCAGGTTGAACTCGTTTGATGTTGAGAAGATATGCGGCCATAACACATTAGACAGTTTCGTCGCACTTAATGCGCAACACCTTTTCTTCCCACATGCGCGTGGCACCAAAGGTAGCACACACGTAGACCTGAATGGAGTTGCGTTTATCACGGCGAGGGCCGACATCCACGCGAATTTCCATTCCCGTTGCAAGGAGCAAACCTTGCCGTTCCCACGCAAGACAGCTTCGAATGTTCGACGCCACAGTCAAGCGATTGCTCTTGATGAACTTGAAACCCATGAAGGTATCAATCTCACCAGCGACAAGCGCTTTGACGGTGTTGTAGTTCGAGTCTGTTACTTCAGTCGTGCGGAGCAGTGACTGAATTTGCGAAGGATCAACTGCGATGAAGAGGTCGTATTGCCCCTCAGTCGTAGCTTCCGCTTTATCGAGCAGGTATCGCGCTTTACGCAACTTACCAATCGTCAGATTGGAGTTGGCAGCAGTACCGGACTCAACGTAGTCAACTGCGATGTCAGACGCAGAGGCAAAGGAAGTAGACGTGCTACCGGTTTTACCAGTATACGCCGTTCCAGTTGCCGCTTCAATCAGGATGTCGTCCATCTTACGACCAAAGGACATGACCGCGTTGGTCACGTACGAGGACGTAGGATCAGCGAGCATGCGCAGCTTATCCTTGTTGTCGATCAAGTCCGCCCAGTCGAAGTCCCGAAGACCCACGCGCCGACGATCATGTGGCGTGGAGATCAACGGAGTATCAGCATGGCGGCTTGTAACCTCCACAGCATCCGTCGGGCCGATACGATCATAAAATTCGTATTCAGCAGCTTGGCGTTCGTTCCGAACACAAGGACGGAAGCGAGAACCAGACTGTTGGAATTTGATGTCGATATTGGCTCGATATGCCTGGACCAATGCCGTATCTACCTGAAAACTCATAGTCTCAATGCAATTTACCGAACAATTGCGGCGAAGAGTTGCCTCGAAAGAGACTCTGCCTAGCGAACATGGTCGCGTGGCCACACGGCGTCACCGTGGTAGCTAAGGTCTATCGTGATAGATTATCTTAGCAAACGCCCCTACTATATCACTATAGTAGGGGCTTGTAAACTACTAATTATCGGGGAAATTATTGTGTCTTTGGCGAAGCTGGACCAGCAGCTTCTGCTAAAACCAAAGCATCTTCAGCGTGCCAACAATTCCCAACAGTGACACACGTGTTAGCGTATCCACCCATTTGAGGGTAACACACTTGAGCGTTGCATTGTTCAGCTCCTGGAATAAGAGAATGAATTACTCCAGCGCGTACAACGTTGTAATCTTTAACAATCACTGGATCTCCGACTTTTGCTTCTCGTCCGTTTTTATAGTGCATAGTTTCTCGCATTTTACACATAGGTCCGATTCTATGTGCCACTGTTTACCGTGTATTATGCCACAGCGTGGACATCGGCAATTCCACGCTGTGGACAGTCCTGACATAGGAGGAACGAACCTCCAAACATCCTGCGAGTCATAGTATGTGCACGCAGGAAGCATGATTATTCACTCTTTCCCGGATAAGCAATCGCAAACAAACTGCGCCAACGCTCGAGAGCTTGAGCATGTCCAGGTGCTTGGTTATTGCCGAGAGTCTTCTGGAAGTCTTGATCAGCAGACAACACCTGAATCTCGTTTTGTGCACGCGTAGAATCAGTGATTGGAAGACCACTACCACCAGGACCACGACGTGATGTATCCTCGAGAATCGAAGATCCAATCGATGACAACAACCGAACAAGTTGAGCGTTGTTTCCAAGACCACTATCGTTCAAGAAAGCTTGGATTTCACCGGCTTTGTCGCCACCAAACTTCGTGATCACAGCCCGAGCTGTGTCGACATTAGCACCAAACTTGTCGCCCCACTCCTGCTTTAAGGAATCAAGCTGCTTTTGTGCTTCTGCTTGCTTCATGGCTTCAGCAGCACCTTGATTCTTGTGAAGATACTGGAGGCTATATTCTTGCATCATCCGGGCTTGCTTTGTAGACAAACCCATCTTATGAAAGAACTTCTTGAGTTCTGCCGCTTGTTCCTTATCTGGCTCAATGAGAACATTCCCTTTCTCATCCTTCAGGACAACGTCCTCATACTTGTCGTGTGTTTCAGGACGACCAATCTGACTGTAGAACGAATCCCATTCAGCATCAGTAGCCTTTTCACCTGGCAAAGCGATACGCTTGTTCCCAATAAGTTTCTGGGCTTCAACGTAACTCTTTGCCATTGATCCAACATCCTTGAATGTGGACAATGATGGCTCCTTACGAAGCTCCTCAGGAAGTGTGGCAAGAAATCCGTTCCCATCAGTGGGATCGGCCATTAGATTTAACCAGCTAGCTTTCATTCTGTTTTTCCTCTTCTATTTGTTTTAGTAGTTCTTTCTCGTCCGTGTTTAACATTTTAAGAATCGATAGGACGACTCGTCGACTCCCTTCGTTCATCGCAGTTTGGTGTGGGTCTCCTGCGACAAATGTTGGCGTAAGCATGTGACACGACTTCATTAAGTGAAGAAGTACCTGCTTACCTTCTGGCGCCTCAAATGTGTGCTTATATGCACGGCGTAGATGTAACTTTCCAAGTAACAAATCAGCTATTCTGCTCATTGTCCACCTCCAAGATTCTGGGCTTGCGCGATATTCTTCATAGCGTTAGAAGCTGGTTCAGCAATTTGTGCAGCAGCCTGCATTGCCTGCATCTGCTTCTTACCTTCACGCATCTTCTCAAGTTCCTCAGGAGAACGCATAATGCTGCGTGGAGTTCCACGAGCGATCGCTAATTGCTGAGCTACTTGATCCATATCCACAGCATCCAACACGCTTGGGTCAACTTGAGCCAATGGAATCAAATCTTGCAAGTACTGCGAGATTTGAGCAGCAGAAGCATTCAATTGAGCACGAGCAGCTGGTGACGTATAACCAACAGCCAATCTACTACCAGACAATGACTGCGGAGCTGGTGGAATCAAGTTTCGCTCATTCAACAGATAGTATGAACGAACGATCATCGGTCCAAGAAGCTCCATTGTTAACCGACCAAATGTCGGCGCAAATAAGCGAAGCATTTCATCGCGATCGTCCATGATTTCATGGGCTGATTGCTCACGCTTCTTCTTCTCACGCCGAATTAGATCGTTGTAGAAACACTGACGAATGAAGTTTCGTTTCTGTTCAGCCTTATCTTCCGCCCATGGAAGATTACCTTTAACCTCAAGTGGAGTGATCTGACGTTCCTCATCTTCCTTGAAGATCAACGCTCCAGGAGAAGTGCGAATAGGCATGAGGAATCCTTCATTGGCAAGAACCAATGGGGGATCAACATGCTTCTGACCGGCCTTGATGATGGTACGTTCCATCGTATTCAGCATCTTAATATCTGGCAAACAGATACGTGCAGGACTACGACCATAGAACTCGCCAGACAATTTTGTCCACCGAGGAACATGGTATGGAAAGGTATCGTAACCAGACTCATACACTAACTCCTTGGTAGCTAAACAAATCCACAGTGAAGCGAATGCTTTTCTTTGCGGCGATGCGCCAGGGACTTTATCTGTTCGCGGGTATACGCAATGCAGCATCTCAACTGGCTTGTCATCGCCCTTGATCTGATTGAGTTTCGGTGGAAGTGAATCACCGAACTCTTGCTTTATTTGACGCAGCGACCACGTCGTCTGAAAGAAGATCGTGTCAACACGACCCTTCGAATTTTCGAGCAAATAAGTGTGAGCCAGTGGTTTTGCCTGAAAAATGATGCCATTGGTGTCCTTGTCCCATTCTTGAGAGATTGTAGCAGCACCAAACGAACCTAGGTCCATGTAGCATTCATGCAGTGACGTGTTGAGGTTACAGTCCTCGCGACGATATGCTGCATAAATGACGTTTGTCGCTTGCTCCAACCACTCAAGTTCATCGAATTCAAGAGCAGTGTTGTGACGTCCCTGAATCTGAAGCTCGAACCAGCGTTCAGCTGGATTCGTCATATACGTGTGTAATGCCGAAGCAAGTTCCTCAAGAGCATTACATGCGGTGCCATCAAACATGGTCTCAGGACGTACGGCAACAAACTGTCCCGTTGTTTGATTGAATGCTACAGAGATTGGTCGAACAAAGTCACGAATACTGTTCCAGTCACCATCAAAGGGTGTGCGCTTAGCTTTCGCGAATTCGAAACGATCAAGTATGAATGCGATTGTATCCATGTTATTGCCCAAGTAAAGTTTTCAATGGACTCTGTTCTGCGGCTGCAGTTTTCTGGCCGCCCAATATAGTTGATTGGTAACCCTTACGTTTACCATTACCTGAATCCATCGCACCACTTGCTGCCTGATCCCTGGTGGGAAGAGGTGGTGGCGTAGGAGGATTTGCTTTTGGTGATTTCATGATCTTTTTACAAGTTTACGTTTAAGTTTACTGACGGAATACCACTTAACAATGCCTGTTCCCCTTCTTTCCCACCCAATATACGGAAGTTCCTTGGGCATGAATCGAAAGAATGTCTCAAGTGCTCCAACTCCGACTGCCGCATGAACGTACCAGCCATTAGAAATCTGGCAGCCCATAATGAAACACTCGGGTGTTGCAAATACGTATCCATTTCGCAGATAGTGTTCGAGATCTTTCTGCAAGGACCCTTCCTCGTAGCCAGCCTTGTGATACAGTGCGCGGAGCTGTTCATAGATATTGGTATTCATCAACTGCTTGGCGTTGTTCTGATTCTTGGCGCTTTGGCTTATCGCGACGTCCCATTGCAAACATACGGAAAGCGTCAGCCCCGTTGGACGCCCAGTCGTGCAATGGGTGTGATTGGAAAATCTTGTTCTTATCGTCCCATGCCTTACGATAGGCGCGAAGAGCATCTATGCCACGTTGGCAATTCTTTTGGGAGAAATAGCAGACACCCAGCGTAGACCGGACCGCTTCAATACCATCCTCAACTTCATGCCGCTTGACCATAGTGAATTTGATTCCGAGGGACCTAGCAGTTTCCTCACGCGATTTCCCACTTCCAAGTTCGCGCACCTTAATATCATGTGGGGCGTAACATTTACCGTAAGTGTATGCGGCCATACGCTCGTACCCACTGACTTGCCCTTTGAGGAGTTTCGCATAATGAGGTAATCCTTCTCCTGACATTTCGTAGTAGTCAATGACACGCTCTTCTCCCCCGTAGTGCTGAATGAACCAGATGGTTGTAGTGTCATTAACGCCCAAATCCCAATACGTATCAACCAACAAGCGGTCTTCATGTGGGAGATTATCCATGATGCGACCGTCTTTCTCAGCGATCATCATCTGTGTTCCGTAGTAGGAACCAATGAATGGAGCTTCGAAGCTGCACTTAAATTCCTGCTGGATCATCTCCTCAGGCATTCCAGACTTCCGTTCCTCATCAATCACCTCATCTGAAATAACTGGACTACCATCTGGACGCTTCGTACACTCAGGACCTGACCCCGCAACCAACCGTTCGCAGAACCACTTAGGGTTCTTCTTCGCCATTTCATACATGGTGAAACCATGATTACGTCCACGAGCAGTGTAGATGAAGAGCGCCCATCCACCGTTTTCGGCCAAGATTGGACGAATGTAGTCCCAGGCGCCAGGGTCTTGTAGGGAGTATTCGCTGAAGACCACTCCGACTGGATTCGTCCCGACCAATGAATCAATGTTGTCAGTCCCCACTACCTGATAATGGGAGCCATTAGTGAAGGTGATCCGCATCTCAGTGCTGTTCTTACTCGCAATGAGCGCTGGATGAAAGTGATCAAGGAACGCGCGACCGTCGCGTGTATGACCATTCCAGACGATCGCGCGTCCCTGCTTATACGTTGGCAACATATGCCAGTAGGTCCCCACCCGCTGCGGAATCTTCGTGGATATGATATTTATCGCCATCAAGTCCTTACCTGCGCGCCGATGCCACACCGCGACACCTCGCTTGCCCTCCTGAGGCCCCTGCATATAGCGCCAGAGATTGCGTTGGTAGGAGCGAGGCTCCCAATTATGTGGCAGCTCAATCTCCACTTCGCACCTCCGCTGCTACAGGTATTGCTTCCCTATTAGGAGGCGCCTCAAACGGCTCCATGCGCGTGACTCCATCATCCCCAAATCGCTTGATCACGACAGTGTGCGTATGCTCATGCGTACTCTTGATCTCCGTATTCTTGAGCTTCGGCATCACGTAGCTATTCAAATCCTGCAGAACATTCACCCTCAGCTTCAGATCCTCAATGTAAAATGGATGTGCAGGATCCATGCACATCTGAACCAACTCTTCGGCGGGACTAAAGTTATACGTTTCAAATAGACCATTCAACGCATCGCGCATATCCTGCGGCGTCATGCGCTTCCTCTTCTCCAACGTTGTCGCGGTCGCCTGCAACAATCCTGATAGCCGTGCCACCTCAGCCTTCAACTCATTGACCTGATTAGTAGCGCTGGCAACCACCTTCGCGGCATGGTCTCCAGCCGCTTTGACAGGGGCTATAGCTAATGCTGCCGCAACCTTATGCCTATCTGCAGGGTGCGTGCTCCGCACGATCTGCTTGATTTGCTCTGCTGTTGGGATTGTTGCCATTCGAAATTTTGGTGGTGGCTCGCTCACTTCCGAGCAAGATCGTGGTCTTATTACGTAATTATCTCACAACCTATGAGGATTTTACTCATTGCCGCCATGCACATACTATATGCATAAGTCGCCCTGATGTAAACTGCCTTTAATCACGACTGAAATTTTCCCGATCATGAACAGTGAGCGCCCATCCGGTAGAGGGTACCGCTGGGCGCTCGTCGTTTTATCTGGATTGTCCGGACCACCAATGTCTTCGTGGTCGTCAACAACGTCCCTAATATAGAGCATCTATTTCCTCGAAGTAAACTTCTTTTAATCACGGAGGATATTTTCCTGATTGTTACCTTCTTATCCGAAGCATCCCGAAAATTGTGCCGCGGAGCGTGGGGCATGGTGTCAACACTCGAACAGTGGCATTGGGGGCCCTGGCGGTCCCCCAATGAATCGAGTTTGATCAAGCAAAGCTTGATGCCTCATGGTGCTGGACGCACACGATTAGGCTTATGCTACACGCGTCGAGGCGCAAGGAGCGTTGGAGGTGTGCAAGGGAGCTTGAAATCCGTCACATCAGCTACCTTCTAAGTAGTCAATGCGCCCTGATTCTCATCAAGCAAATCCATTCCATGAGACCAGGGACATCGAAGTTGCCCATGCTTACCACTGATTATATGATCCAATGTCAGTAGTTATCAGAATATATTAGCAGTTATTAGTGCCAATATTAGCCCCGTAATAATCATTAAACTATATACCATTGTAATTACTTATGCAATCTTAGTACTATAGTTATTAAAGATATTAACCATTCTATAATAATACAAGCTCAAAAAATCTCCCAATTTGACCCACAATGATAATAACCATACACCTAAGTTTACACAAAATGTTAATATAAAACAACTTAAAACTATTACCCACTCAATACCCGCCATAATACATCTGATAACGATGCATCTCATATCTAACATACAACAAGACTCACGCTACTTGCTATTTGAGTCAAACAAGCTCCCGCATATTTGAGTCAAACAGCCTACACGACACCGATCATTCCCCTTCGTTCCAGTTCGATTCGTTCCGTCTACACTGCATTTCGTTTGTTTCTCATATCTTCACTCGTTTCATCCTATTTGCGCTAACGAAGATCCACCGCCAGTCACGTGCGCGCACGAAGGTGCGCGATTTGTGCCTGTCACTGTATCTTCTACCGCAAATTTCATGCAACTAATTGCTCGCTATCGCTCGCATCTGTGCATGAACCGGATTCACTCGTTTTCTATGAAAGATATGAGAAACAAACTACATTCCGTTACGACTACACTTCTCTCACCTTTCACTTCGGTCCATTCAACACATAACGCACAACAAAACAACATTATGCAAGCAGAACAAGCTACGCAAACAGTACAACTCAACAGCAAACAACGTCGCGCACTCAAAAAGCAAAAAGCCGAAAAGATCGCTGCATCACTCCTACAACCAACTGCTGATCCTAACGTTAAAACCACACTCGTCCCTGTTACACCTGAGTCCATCCCATTCAACCACACATCACCTGAAGTCGCCGCCCTCAACACTAAACGCGCACAAGCACGTGAATTCGCCAACGTAACTCACGCAGCTGAAGGACTCTTGATTATCGAGAACAATGACGATAACACGGTAACATACGGATTCGAAAACTTAATGGTCTGGGTTCCTCGCGATCAAAAATGGCACAACCTCACAGCAAAAGATCCTGACAAATTCAAGGTCACAGCTGAAACACACCAACTCGCATCCTCAGAGTTCTACGCACGTTGGCGCGAATACTGCCAAAAAGTATTTCGCACTCGCATCTTCATCACCGCTCTTAACCGCTAATATCACCTCACAACGCCTCTACGTCTCTCTTGACGTAGAGGCAACCAACAAACAATAAGATGTCTAAAGAACAACAATCAGAGACCGACGCGCGGGTCACAGGAACACTCTGGGGATCAGCAGACTCAGATACCAGAATCTTTTGGGACACCACAGGCGGAATCAACCAAGGAACAGTATTTGGCAACGCAGGACCAATGCCAATAAACAACGCCACATACGAAAATTGTGCAAAACTCGCAGAAGCCTGGAATCTGCACATCATCGATCACAAATAATATGAACATTCTCATCGTAACCGAATCACTAGATAGCCTATTCCAAGAAGGACACGAAACAATCCAAGAAGCCATTGATCACGCAAATCAAATCAAAGGAACAGTACGTCTCTCAATAACAGACGACAATTCAACCTACGATTTCACCATCCAAAAAGAATATCTCGCAACAACATGAAGATCACATTCCACGAATCAACACAAGTCCCTGTCACCATCATTATGAAACCTGAAATCAAAGCAAAAATACTCGGATGTCGCAATGGCATCACAAAGATTAACGCATTCTTCCCATATCCCCAAGGTGCAACAATTTGTTATACGCGCACGCGATCCAAGGTGGCACCGGGAGGCATCGACACTTTCGATTCACGATTCATTCATCACCAGAAATCACAATCCTGCGAATTTCCAGAACTTCATCAGAAGTTTCACGCGTGATCATCCTCATCTTAATCCCAATTCTCACTGTAACACTAATCGCACTAGAACAATCAACAAAGAAAGCAACACATACGAATGAAAATTACATCCCACATCTGTCCAACCTGCGCCGGACGCGGCTTCATCAAACAGGGACACCCAATTCGCAAACGCGGGAAAAAGAAATGTCCAACCTGTCAGGGAACTGGAGAAATCGTAAAAGAAAGTAAATAATATGATCATCATCAGAAATGGAGAAATCACCACATTGCACGTCAATGAGGACGAACTCGCTGCAATCATCGCATCACTCGCTGATGAACTTGTAGGAGGAAACGAAATACTTTCCACCCTGCTCTACATTGGAATAACCAAAGCATCACTCAATGCCCTAAAAACAATGCTTGAGAAAGTCTACGAAAAACGAAAAGAACCAGAAATCAAAACAATTGGCAATATGCTACTTACCATCAAAGCCGGCATCGAATCAAACAAAAACCCAGACGGAACCACAAACCAATAATTTCGGTAAACAACAAACAAACATAAAACATATGATCAAAGTATCACACAACGAAAAAGGCCAAATCATCACCACCTGCGACACTGTGGAAGAATTTGGATCACTCACATACGCCTGCATGACAACAATGGCTGGAGGACACAAAGAAACCGTGAAAATCATGATTGCAAGTATGGCAATCATGCCACTTGAAGAATTCAAAGACCGGTTAATGAGCGCACCAACACCTGAATCCATGAAGCCTCTCAAAGAATTCATGGTTGAAGTATGTAAAGAAAAATGCGACATGACATCACCGCTCAGTAAAGCAGGCACTGATGGAACTACAAATGAGGACATATTAAACATGATCATGCCTGAATTAACCACAAAACCTTCACGCGAAACCCGTCCTCCAGGATTTGGACCGAACTAACATCACATGAAAACAACAATCAACACAAAACCTATGGCGAAACAAATCAATTTGCAGTTTCGGTTTCCAATTGCAATCAATCCATCAAATCCACAAGAACTCAATGTTCTTATTCCAACATCACCTGATGCACAACCACTCGTTGCAATCAGCCACCCAGATGTCATCACTGAGTTTGAACTCAGCAAATCAGAACAAGCAAAAATGCTTGAAGCCGCAAACGAAGCTGCCCTAAAAGCAATCGTCATTGTTGAATAACAACACTAACCTTAACATCTAATCTTATGGCAAAGCAAACTAAGAAATCCACTCCAGAAATGTACGTCGGCCTTGTGCAAGACGCACGTAACGTAAATCGCTGTCTCATGGAAGACGTCGATCTCAACTACACTCTCTGTGATTCATTCTCGCAGATTGAAGCAATGAAGTCATACGAAGAACTCGTCAAACCTACAATCGGCAAGGTTTGGAAAAACTTCAATGAATTCGAAGAAAAAGTCAATGAACAAACAGCCCTCACATACCACGAACAACTCTTCGGAAAGAACCCGCCTGACAAACAGGAACTTGTCACGACCAAATTGCTGGTCTGGCACAAGCTCTGTTCAACCGCAAAGAACAACCTCACTAATCAATCTGGGACGCCAAAGGATCCAGAAACCGGCCGTAAAAGCACTATTCTCAATAGTGTTTACACTCGAGGTGAAATCACTGAAGGTACAGCTGACATCAAGACATACCAAGCACTCAAATGCCTTGAACTTTTCCGTAACTGTATCGGAGAACGTGAAGAAATCACAGAAGGAGAATTAAAGCAATATGTCATCGATCACGCCGACGTCCTCAAAACACGCCAAGATCCGTGGCGCATCTTCCAATACTACCGCCCAACGCTCATCAAAGCAAAACTCATCCGCCGTAAATAATTTGGTCGTAAAACACGATCATTAACCAAAAAACAAGAAAACATATGACACAAAACCAATTATTCGCATTACCTGTTGGAACAGTAGTAATGCTAATACAAGATACTGCTACTCTCGATAGTTATGGAATTCCAACAAAACTAGCAGGAAAACAAGTAACAATTAAATCATTTGATGTTGGAAACAACTGTGCTTATTTCACATGCCTAGACTTCGCAACAAGTTTAGCTGGACAACCACAACACTTCCGTTTCATTAACGACAACAAACAAAAGCCAACAAAATTCTCCCGCAAAGACGTTGAAGACTTTGCGAAACAAGGCTCAAATGCTCGCCTCGCAACGGAACTCACAATTCGTATAAATGCAGCACGTAACGAACTCGCAAAGGCTGCATCACCTGCTGAGTTTCGTAAAACAATCAATGCTGTCAACGAACAAATCCGTCAAGCCAAGCTAATTCACGCAGCAATCAAACAATAGGATGGATCCGCTCACGTTCCGCAAGGCACGAAGAGCAAGACAACTCCTCCTCTTACTCGTCGTAATTGGATTCATATATGGAGGAATCATCCTAACTAATCTGATTGCTCACTTAAAAAAGCAATAGCAACTCCCTCCTGGCTAACAACCAGGAGGGAACCATTTATGAAAATCATCATCGCAAAAGCAATTCACCAAGCGAACTATCCAATTCACATCTTGGTAGAACGCTTTCACGTTGAAGAAGTAGCAGTCATCATTAAATCAAAGAAAACAGCAAAAATCACTGTTGGAATTGTGCTAATGCTTGTCGGATCCACAATGGCGACACATCCAGTTGTCTTTATTCCACACGTCATCTGGGACGCAATGTCTTACGGACTCCACGGCTATGGAGCTTTGCCGCTCATCAAGGTGGCATGTAAACACCTAAATCTCGAAGAACTTGAAGAACGAGCTGAAAAAGAACTCGTAAACAAATAACATTCACCCCGATGCATTCCAAGGTATCGGGGTTTTTCTTTTCACACACCTCCGATTTAGTTGCTCGCTCGTTTCACTCGCTCGAGGGCCTTGCACTGCCCGCGGGTGATTCGCACTGCCCGCGGGTCGTATCTGCAAAATGCATTTACATGTTTACAGAATGCATTACGGGAGTTATATTTCTTACATGAATAAACGTGATGTTACCATATCTGCAATAGGCGATGACAAATTGCGAGTTAACCTGTTTTTCTATGATGACCTAGATTTAAGGTTTGTTCATAGCATGCCGCGGTTTAGTCGTGATTTCTTTAACGTTATTTTTAATTGGATCGATAAAGGCCAAGTACCAGAATCAGCACAACACATAAACTAATATGAGTGAATCAATCGATACTGTAGAAACCGTAGTTCAATCGATTCGCGAAGGTCAATACGACCAGGATTTGCGATCGATACAACATGCTTTGCATGAACGCAAAGCGCAATTAACAATGCGTCTCGCTGTTACATTACAACGTGGCGACAAGGTGCGAATCGTATCGGGACGACCGCAATACATCGTCGGAGCGACTGCTACCGTGACAGACGTCATGCAGAAATACTGCCGCATAGATCTTGATCAACCAGCGGGGAATTATCATCGCGGCATCCGTTGCCCAATTTCCATGCTTGCACGAATCTAAAAGTAATTTTCCCGCTAATACTGAGAATCTCCTGTTTACATTGGTAAGCAGGTATGTTAAAGTTAGAATGAACATAGCCCAACAGGGCACAACACAGAAAGAAGAAACATATGGCTAAGAAAACCAAAGAAGTCGCACCCACTGCTGAAGGCGCTTCGACCACTCCCGCACCTGCCGCTCCTCCGAAAGGCGAAAACGATCGTTTCACGCGCGTGTTCGTTGACGGTAAGGCTCAGCCTGCGCTGAATGCTGATGGCAGCGCTAAGCGCGTTGCTCCGCAGCTCCAAGCGATCGCGAATACGCTCGAAGCGGTTGGTGAATCTGGTTGCACCCGCAAGGAACTCGTTGAGCTTCTCTCGAAGCCAGGCGTGCTCACCACGCGGCAACCGGTTGGTCGCATCCTGAGTTATTACCAGAAAGATCTGGTGAACTTCGGTCTCGCGACTCGCGTTCCGCAGTAATCCCCTTACACCGCTCTTACGAGCGGTTCGAGGTTCCTCTCCCGAGGCGTCTCCTCATTGAATGACATATCTGCGAAAGCAGACTTCTCGCCAATGAGGGGATAGCTCGGGTGAGACCGTGTGGGAAAACCATCGCCGGTAAAGCTGCCGATAATTACCGCGGCACACTCATCCGAATAATTTAGACAACCTTTGCAGTGGCGTCTTGTAAACCACAGTAACTGCAAGCTTGTGCGTCTAGTCGTAACGCAATGACTTTGGCTGGTCTGCCCCCAGTCTTTCAACATGAATACTGATTTCCAGAACTAAGAATTATGAAACCACAAGGCGCATTCAGACCGATGCTCGCAGCATCGAAACCGAAGGATTATACGATCGAGCAGTTCTACTCTCGATTGGTGTTTCCGGTAATAGCAACTCCAAAACTCGATGGCATACGTTGCGTAACGCGTGATCTTCCACGACCACGTGGGTATCAGTCTGAGGCATTCTCACGATCATTGAAGCCAATTCCCAACGCACACATAGCTGCGCAAATCGGAATGCACTGTCCTCCCGGTCTCGATGGAGAACTCATGACCTACGCTTCTGATCTTTTCGATCCAGAACTCAAGCTCCGTAACTTCAATGACATCTCATCTGACGTCATGTCGTTCTCAGGCGCTCCCAACTTCAAGTATCACATCTTCGACTACCACGTGGAACATTCCACGCAGGTGATGTATCGAGATCGAATTCACCATCTCGAAACAGCAATCTATCCTACGCTCCCATCGTGGTGTGTTACAGTGCCATCGCGCACAATTACGTCCCTGTCACAACTCTTGGAATACGAAGCCGAACAGATCGCTAATGGTTTCGAAGGTATCTGTTTTCGTGATCCGAATTCTCCATATAAGTATGGTCGTTCAACGTTGCGGGAAGGGTGGTTAATTAAGATGAAGCGCTTCGTAACTGAAGAAGCGGTGATTATTGGAGTGGAGGAAGAGATGGCAAATAATAACCCGCAAACCCTAGGTGCTACTGGGTATGCGGAGCGTTCATCCCATCAAGCGAATTTAGTTGGTAAAGAACGCATGGGTGCGTTAGTCTGTCGTTTACTTGGACAAGACAGTGAAACAGGAGCGCCTGAGGGATTATTTCGTGTTGGCACTGGATTCACCGCTCAGCAACGTCAGAACATGTGGGATGCTCGTGGTACTCTGATTGGTCGAATCATTACGATCAAACACATGCCGTATGGCGCTAAGGATTTACCGCGCATTCCAGTGTTTGTTGGGTTTAGAGATGTGAGGGATTTATGAATCTACCCGAACCATACGCCAGTGCGCCTACGCCGAGGACAAATAAAGCAATAAGAAAGTGGCAAGGCTGGAAATATTATCTTCTTCCAGAACAAACTCCACCAACTAACGCACAAGCATTTGTAAATCCAGAAGATGTGGAAAAGCTCGAACGCGAAAACATCTGGCTGAGGGAGGTGGTGGAGAAATTAAAAGACGTAGCTCAAACCTTTGAACATAAACACAGCAAGGGCAAAGAAGCCCTCTCCGCCTACAACCAACTGCAAGAGTGTTTGAAATCAACAAATAAGGCGTAACAATCCCGATGCTTAGGTGTTTACATAGGACACGGGATAATTTATAGTGAATGAAGATATGCTTCAAAAGCCCTGGATATTAGTCGCTGACGGGATCATGATCAACTTGAACTTCATCATCAAGTTTATTCGTAAGTCTGATACTGCTGAAGGCATAATCTTCTTTCATAGTAGCGCTGGGACTGCAGCATCACAACGTGTTAACTACGCTGATGCTGGTGCTGCCGATGCAAAATTTGCGGAAATACAAGCCATCTTGGAAGCTGGAGCAGTATTTCAAGATGTGAGTGCGTGAGAATCCCCTCCTTCTTTCTTTTTCTCTCGCACCCGCAATAATTTTGAAGTTTACACCTGAATAGTCGGGTGTTATAGTAGAATAAGAATATGAGAATCGAATCTGAATCATCTGTCATAGAGCACTTCGAACACGACGAAGAAACTCTCCAACTCACCGTCAAGTTCCGATCTGGGAAATCCTACACTTACCAGAAAGTTCCACAAGAAGTTGCTGACGCTTTTGCGGCCGCGGATTCCCATGGTCGCTTCTTCAACGAAAACATCAAAGGTCAATATGAGTAACGCACGCGGAAAATCAATCGATAAAACATATCTTTCGATCGACAATGCCGAAGATCGAGGATTCATTCATCGTGACTACATCGCTCACTGTTTGCGATGGACTCACGTTTTGAAGCGACTATATGAACGCAAAACATATCAGACTGCTCGCATTCTTGATGTTGGTTGCGGTCGTGAGCTTCCAATGGCTAAGATGCTCTACTCGTCCAAGCTTATTCCTGCTGCTTACTTCGGCGTCGATGTGGGTCCTGTTAACGATGAAGACTTTCAGAAGCTGAAGGGTGACATGGCGCTTCGGACCAAGATCTTTGAGGAGACGAATTTCTTAGAATTGGATTATGATGATTTCGGCGTCAATAAAACAGATCCAATTGAACATTGGAACAATCATGGTCCTAATATCGTCACTTGCTTCGAAGTTCTGGAGCACGTTGAGCCTAAGATGATGTTCGATATGCTCGAACACATGAAGCGACTCACCACTCCCGATGCTCGCTTCTTCATCAGCACACCATGCTGGAACCGTACTGACTGTGCAGCAAATCACGTAAATGAGATGCTTTACGAATCTCTTGGCGCAGGATTTGAGCGTCATGGATTCGTCGTGGAAAACGTGTATGGGACGTTTGCAAGTATCAGGGATTATGAACACTTGCTTGGTGAAACTAAGTGTAGTGGAGACCCAGATACACTGCGTGATGTGTTTAACCAGCTTCGTGCTTATTACGACACGAACTTTCTCTCGTGCATCTTCGCTCCATTGTTTCCCGCACAGTCACGTAACTGCTTATGGGAGTTGAGTAAGTTTCGTCAAGGAGATCCGCGAGGTCGTAAATTTCCAGGCATTGCTGCAATTCAACAACCGTGGAGCAGCTCTGCACTGTGGCAGGACATGTCAATTTAGTGAAAACACCAGAACAAAGGATTGAGCACGCTAAATATATGCGAGCTTATTTACAAGATCCTGTAAATAAGCCAAGCACAATGCTCGCTGCAATATCTATTTAACAGCAAAACTCAAAATAGATGAACATCGCCTGGCAAGAAATAAAAGAATGCGGGAATACTATGCTTCTCATCCAGAAGCTAAACTCAAGGCTTCTGTTAGAAAGAAAGTTTATACAGCGCTCAGGAACGGTAAATTAGTTAAACAACCGTGCCACTGTGGAAATGTTAAAGTAGAAGCACATCATGAGGATTACTCAAAACCACTAGAAGTAAAATGGCTCTGTAAACAACACCACTTAATTGACGATAAACTATGAACAAAACACCAGAACAAGTATTGGCAGAAGGAGCGGCGAATAAAACTCGCGCGACTACTGGAACAAATGATGTAACCATGCGTGTATCGGTTGGTTCCGATAACAACGCGGTGATTAAGCACATACCAGATATGTTTCAAGATGTCGTAGACTTTCACAAGAAGTTTGGCATCCAATACGATGGACCGCCGCGTGGACGTGATGGAGATCTCTTCAAGTTTCGTGATCTTCGATTCCATGAAGAGATTAGGGAAATTCGTGACGCCATTGACGCCTGTCAAGCTGCTGAAGAACTCGATGGTTACGTTGATCTAATCTACATAATCCTCGGCACATGCCATCTTCGTGGGTGGGACTTCAACACAGCGTGGAAGCGTGTCCATGAAGCTAACATGAAGAAGGAGCGGGCCAACAAGGATAATCCCGGAAAGTATGGCACTCTTGGTGATAAGGTTGACATCGTGAAACCACCGGGATGGACAGCGCCAGATATGACTGATCTCGTCATCGTCAAGAAGGAGGAATCCAAGTGAGACTGTTCATAGTCGAAGGACCTGATTGTAGCGGCAAGTCCACGTTTGCACAACATCTTGCTACTCAACGCAATGCGACATATATGCATGCGACAGGAGCTAAGAGTCTTCATGCAGGAATGTATGAATACCACCAGTCCCTGTTGCATGATGCGAGAGTCAATCTTCTGAATCGCGATGTGGTGTTAGATCGCTTCTGGCCGAGTGAGTTGGTGTATGGTCAGATCTTTCGTCCTGCCATGAGTGATCGCGTATACGACTTCGTTCAGATGTTGCATGATGTCGGATCACTGAATCCAACATACATCTTTTGCGATGACCAAGACGTGGAAGAACGTCATAAGAAGGAGATGGATTCCGATCATCCATACAATGCTTTCCAGTTCGCGAGAGTTGTGGAGGATTATCGGCGACTCACTCTCGAGATGATGGATGCCCCAGCATTGCCCAAACTTTGGCATCCTCGGACACCACCATCTGAGATGAAGTTCGACGTGCGTCGATATTCGATGCTTGAACACGGTGATAAGATGGGAACATTTGTCGATGCGTTATGACACCTACAGCGAATACAGCTTATCGTGGATTATTGGACACCGTCTACGTTGGTGGAGCAGAAATTGCTCCCCGTGGATTCAAGACTCGTGAGATACTGGGATACCAGACCTGCATTGACATGCGATATCCCATTGTCACGATTCCTTCTAGGAAACTCAATTATCGGTTCATGGCAGCAGAAGCTTATTGGATTCTGACTGGTCAACAGGGTCTTGATGAGCTCACGCCTTATTGTAAGAACATGGCGAAGTTCTCTGACGATAACCTCACGTTGTCTGGCGCGTATGGTCCTCGATTTATATCGCAATCACGCTATATCGTGGATGCTCTCGTCAGTGACAATTCCACCAGACAGGCAGTGCTCACAATTTGGGAGCGTAATCCTAGACCATCAAAAGATATACCATGCACTGTGAGTTTACAGTGGTTGTTGCGTAACAACAAGTTACATTGTATTGCGCACATGCGATCGCAGGATGTTTGGCTTGGGTGGCCATACGACGTGTTCTCATTCACCATGATGACGTGCTACATCATTGCGCTGGCACGAAGTCAAGGATATGTGCTTGATTGGGAACTCGGTAATCTTCGCGTGATGGTAGGTTCACAACATCTATATGATCAGGATTCACGTAGTGCAATTGACGTCATTACGTCAAAATACGAGGATGACGGGGTAATTTTGGGTATATCAAGTCTAAGGTGTAATACTCCTGGTGACATATTGATGTGCCTAGGAAACGCTAGGAATGCGGATAATACACTGGTTTTAACTCAAATTCAACACGCCTTATGCCAATAAGTAGTAAGCAGCGTAGTGCTAACGCAAAGGTCTTTAGAGCTGTGCATTCAGGACGGTTGATCAAACAACCGTGTGCTGTTTGTGGAAACCATAAAGTGCAAGCACATCATGAGGATTATTCTAAACCACTAGATGTTATTTGGTTGTGTAGATTACACCACATTCGATTACATCGAAGTAGGTTTACCAAGAAACGCAAAACTCCAAAGAATTATGGTTAATCGTCCCACCGTCCAAGAAATAGCTGAACGCATAGCAGTCGTCATGGCGCTTCGATCAGAAGATCCATGGACGAAGGTTGGTGCCGTAGCATTAACTGATGATAACAGGATCATTGCAACTGCCTATAATGGACTGTTGCCTGGCGTGAGCTTAAATGCAGTGTGGAAACACACAAATAAGTCTCCTGATCGTGAATATCGTCTCCCATACATGATTCATGCCGAGCAGAACCTTTGCTCATTGATCAAGCGTGGAGAAGCATCGTGGTGCGTAGTAACCATATGTCCCTGTCCTAGCTGCTTGCTATTATTAGCATGCCACGGGATTAAAAAGATAGTTTACTTGGATGACTACGCACGTGATAATAGAGCAATAGAAGTTGCGAAATTTTACAACATCGAATTATGCCATGCGAAAACGAAAATTTAGACCAGATACGTCCGACAACTTTCAAGATTCGTTGTTTCAACCTCCGTCTGAGTGGACGCCTAGTGGGTTCCCTAACCTTAGAGGGGAGAAACTTATTGGACTCGACATCGAGACCAAGGATCCCCATCTCAGAGAGCGAGGCCCAGGTTTTATTCGAGGTGATGCTCAAGTCGTTGGTTTTTCAGTTGCAACTCTTGACCGAGCTTGGTATTTCCCATTTGGGCATCTCGGTGGGGGCAACATCGACAGAGGTGCGTGCGTCGAATTCATACGTGATCAAGTTAGTGATCCAGATAGATTCATATGTGGAGCCAATCTCCAATACGAACTTGAGGGAATTGATAAAGGTCTTGGAGTCGCCGTTAGATCTCGAACGATCGATATCCAAATTGCGGAGGCTTTGATTGATGAAGAAGCTGAAACATATCAACTTGATGCCCTATCAAAGAAGTATCTTAGAAGGGGGAAAGATGAGTCTCTTTTGCGGGAGGCAGCGTCCGCCTATGGTGTTGACCCAAAATCAGGTCTCTGGAAACTCCATTCCAAGTACGTGGGTCCTTATGCAGAGTTCGACGCTATGGGACCTTTACATATCTTCCGTGAACAACAGAAAATTCTTAGTGCTGAAGGCACAGAGCGAGTATTTCAGCTAGAAATGGAGTTACTTCCTATTCTGTGGGAGATGCGGAAGCAGGGCATTCCCATGGACATGGAAGCAGCTAATAAGCTGTCAGCGCTACTTAAGGTTGAGGAAGACAAGTTACGACTAAGGCTTAAGCATGAATTCCAAACAGATTGTAACGAAATGTCGGGACCCGAAATTGCTGTTGTCTGTGATCGTCTCAGAATTCTCTATCCCAGAACACCTAAGGGAGCCCCAAGTTTCACTGCGGATTACCTCGACGAAGCAGACCATCCGTTTCTCATTCTCATCAATGACCTACGTGAATGTAGTGGAATGCGGAATAAGTTCGTCGATGGATGGATTCACAAGAATGAAGTTAATGGCAGAATCCACCCACAGTGGCGTCAGTGCGCGAGTGATGAAGGGGGTACGAGAACTGGTCGCATGGCTGCGAGCAATCCAAATCCCCAACAAGTTCCGGCTGGCAAGTATCGTAAGACTGGAAAAGAAAATCCAATTGGTCGCGCAATACGAGCCTGCTTTTGTAGTGATACCGGGTTATTTGGTAAACTAGACTACAGTCAACAAGAACCAAAAGTTCTCGTACACTTCGCGAATCTATGCAACTATACTGGCGCAAGAGCCGCCGCTGAAGCCTATGCCAAAGACAAGAAACTCGACTTTTACACCTTCATGCAAGAGGCCGCTGGTATTGATCGACGCCCGGCAAAAGACATGTATCTTGGTCGTTGCTACGGAATGGGCGCTGATAAACTGGCTCGTAAACTCAATCGTACAAAGGAGGAAGCGGCGCAAATCCTCCAAGTGTTCGACGAAAAAGTTCCATTCGTCAAAGAAATAGCCGATGCCTGTATGAAAGCAGCAACAGATCGTGGTTACATTAAGACCCTGTTAGGACGTCGTAGACATTTCAATTTGTGGGAACCGTTCGATGCATACAAGAGAAACAGGGACTTTAAGAATGGAGTTCCAGGTGCGCGTCAATGCGTTCCACTACCTGAGGCGCAGGCACGAGAGTTGTATCCCGGAGTTCAGTTGCGACGATCAAATACCCATAAGGCGTTAAATGCATTGATTCAGGGATCGTCTGCTGATATGACGAAGGCTGCGTTAATTAAGATTCGTCGTGAAGGGAATGTGATTCCATATATGCAGGTGCATGACGAGATTGATTTTGCTGCGCGCGATGAGGCACACGCACATCAATGTCAGCACCTCGCTGAAACGTGCGTTGACATGACAGTGCCAATTAGAGCGGATCTATCGCTCGGAAAGACGTGGAGATGAAAACTGAAGCGCAATTCAAAGCACAATTTTGCTCGTTACTTCGAAGGACTTGTGATGTTACAACCATCGAATCGACAACTGGACGTGGCATTCCTGATGTGAATATCTGTTATCAAGGTGTTGAAGTCTGGACTGAACTTAAGATCTTTCAGGGTGGCAGAGTACTGTTACGTCCTGAGCAATACGCTTGGGGAGTTCGTCGGACCGTTGAACATCGTGGCAGG